GGACAGACAGGGCGGGGGGGGGCAAGTCCAATGAGCAGGTTAAATCAGCTCACACACCTAACGCTAGACGGAACTCGTAAGACACCACTGCAAGGTCGGCAGTGGGGTCATGAGAGCCGTCCTTCTTGTAGGCGTTGATCAGCACTACAAGTTGGGGGCGACCACCAGCGACTGGCTTTGGCTTGATATTGCCAGACAAATCGGCAGTGCCGATTGGTGCGCTGATGGTGAGTGGGGGGGCGACGGCGCCAGCCACAGCTGGGTAGAGGTGTTCTCGCTTCGTAAGCTGAAAATCCTCTGCGTCAGAGTACGTGGTGGGGGCATCTTCACCTTCTGGGATCCAAGTGTACAAGATCTCGATGTATTTGTCCTTGGCGTTGTGGTGGGGTTGAATGTGCACCGCCAAGGATTCGATGCGAACCACACTCCAACCCTTGGTTTGGGTCTTGAACTTAGAGTGGGTCGCAACATCGAAAGTGAAGATCTTCCAGGTGTCAGTGGCTGCCGTGGAAAGGTTGGTGCCGGATGCCCAGTGGAACCTACGAGCGGCACGTGGGTTGATGGTGCCGAGGAAAGGTGTGGGGAGAGATTGAGAGCCAGGAGGAGCTAGAACGACCGGGTTCTGGCTGAGGGAACTCATGGCATTGCCTGCTAAAACACCGGAGATGCCAGGTTGGGAGGTGGTGGGTGACTGAGCCGGAGTCTGAAGTTGAGAGGATGGAACGGACATGTCGAGACGAGTGGGGGCGGGAGAAGACAGCTTGAGTTTGGGTTGGGCGTTTGATTATTGACTCAAGAGACCCAGGTAACTCAATCACAGAAAAAACCCTTGTAGGAAAGCGTCGCTGACAGCGAACTTTCCGTGTAGGCGTTGATGGACAGAGCGAAGCTCAGTCAACGTGCGATTTTCAAGCCGGCGAGACCTTTGCTTCCAAGTTCGAAGGTGCTGCAGCTTCTTGTGCAGTGCAGACCAGATGTCGGAAAGAGTGAAACGAATGGAACGACGACCGAAGTACCTTGTGGCGATGTGCGGGAACTTCTCATGAAAGAAGTTCAGACACCATTTTAAGGCCATCAATTCCTCAAAGGATGCGTAGTCCCATAAAATTTCGCCAAGGTTGTAAGCAGAGGTGAGTTCCAAACAGTATGACTGGGCGATGAGGTCTAACGTCTTCCGTTCGTAATGCACGAAAATCTTTAGCATCATGATCATGGGGTCTTTGTACACTCCATGCTTGGTTAACCGGTTGGCACAAAATATGGGCTTTGTGGTTAGCTCCAATTTTGACTCTGTGTCAACGAGATGCTTGATCCTCTTGTAAGACTCACGTTCTTTCAGCTCTTCGGCCGCGGCAAAGTCGTCGCCACCAATGGTCATGGCAGTTTCATCTGTAATCTCGAACTGCAGGCAAACGCTGGCGCCGTTGTAGTCGCTGTTGTCGTCATAGGTACCGGGTTCACCTGTTTCACGACCCACAGCCTTCGGCCCAATGATGTCACTGACTGAGTTGAGCTTCCAAAAAATGTAAAGCTCAATCAACTTGGCAGGTAAGTGATACATCTCGGCGATCATGACCCAAAATCGTACACTGGCCCCTTTCTGAGTTGAATCGAAGGCAGTGTAGTCGTTCGTTGTGCAAACGCCATCCTTCCAGTACGTACGACACCAGTTGGAGAGGTCTTCAGTTGTTGTGCCACAATGGATGAAAATATTGTCCGGCCTGGTCTCTTTCTTTTTGTGCCGTAAGTACCTGTTTACCGCACCCAGCCAAATGAGGATCTCTGTGTGACAGGTCGCTAAGGTTTGACCGGCCTTTCCGGGGACGAGTAGGGCCTCCATTTTCCCCTTCAACTGAGCCTTCAGGAAGTGGTTGAGCAGCGTAATCGGACGATCTGGGTCAGCCCGACCTTGGTTGTTGATGAGAGCCTTTTCAGTCTTACCAAAAAGGGCCGTCAGCTCGTTCTCCTCAAAGCACTGCAGGAAGAGGTCTTCATCAAAGGGCTGCTCACGGATCTTGAACTTCGCGCGGTAGGCTTCAAACAGGCTGGTAGCCAGGATGTCAGAAGAGTCGAAGTCAGCCTGGTTTTGAGCAGGGGTGCCTTTCTTCATCCTCTTCTTGATAGTGGCAGCCATGAGCGTGGCGTCACTTGGTTTCTGCCGCTGGAACATGATCCCTGTCCGAGCCTGTTTTCCCTCCTGATCCAAGAAGAGTTCACTCATTTGATGGGAACCTTGGAGTTCCAAATCTTCTCGGAGTAACTTCTTCCCTTCTTGAAGCACTTCCGTGATGAACTCAGTGTCAGGAGCTGGAAGGTGCGTGTTGAAGGGTGAGTCTTCAGGCGTGAAGTCGTCAGGCTGGAAGTCCGGTGGCACCGGCACACTTGGAATGTGCTGGAGCAACACCTTCATAGGGGCCGGAGCACGCTCATAAGCCGGAGTGTATTGACCGGATGCCCGCTTGATAGTTGCTCTGGCCTGTACGATGGCCTGGTACTCACTGTCCGGCAAGCGGATCAGGTTCATGCCTTGGAGCTCCCTGGAGAACCTCTGCTCATGGGGAATGGGGGGGCTTGATCCCAACAAGCAGCCGAAAAACCGGTGAGAGTTGAGCAGAGGCAACGTTAATGTGCGCATCACCGGGATCAACCAAATTTCCTTTTGTGCCCTGGTACAGGCTGAACCCAAGTCATTCTCACCCACATTTTCCAACATACTGACCGACACACGAATCTGGATGATGGGCGTCTGCTGGCCTTGGTAGCCACTTATCGTGTAGACGTCGTAACCAGACTGCGCCAAGGCCAGTTGCTCGTTGTCCGTGGCCACGATAAGGGGGTATTGCCGAGTGGGGGCGGTCATTATCCGAACCGCTCCCTGTTCCGGTGATGTGGTCCTCAAACCGAGCCTGTGCGCAATGAGTTGAGGAGAGCGGTGGACATCGAGAAGATAATCACCCCCAAACTTGGCGTGGTGGACGATTTCCTTGTCGATGGTGTTCAGCGTGCTTTCCATCTTGACAGAGTGGTACAAACTTTGGGTCGGGTCACCGGTATTGAGCACAGCTCGCATGTTCGGGTTTAAATATAGGAGGAGGTCAGTCATTCCAGATGTGCTCAGACTGTCTTCCTCCGTGATTAGTACTTCACCTTGAATGATGAAGATTTTTTCCCAAGTTGACACTTGATAGGCGTTGGGTCCCAATTGGAGGACCTTAGCCACCGCGTCTCGTAGGGTTTTTCGCGGACAGGAGAGCTTCCAAACTCCCTTGCCCTGGTATTTTTTTCCATCCCGTAATGCCTGCATCACGGGATCTGATTTTCCGGACCCAGCCGCGCCAAAAGCGTTCCTAATCAAGTACTCCCTGGACCTGCCAGCTTGTGCGTCCACCAAAGCGTCAAGTCGTTTACAAAAGTCCTTGACAAACACCTTTCCTTCGTTCCTAAACATTCGCCCTTCAAGGTCATTCTTTAAGTGGCTCACAAGGAGCTTTGCACGAGAATGATCAGTGACTGCGGTGTTCCAAGTGCCTGCGATCTTCGCTCCATGGTCAGGAGTGCGGTAGTCGTCCAGGTACTTCAGGAAGTTGTTGGTGAGCTTAGTTGGCGGAGACCTTTTTGTGGGGAGGTCTCTGGGCTTGTACGTTTGGGTGGAGGGACCTCCAGCCTGCCAGTGGGGTACTCCCTTCAACTCAGTCAGCGTTAGGTGGAAAACTGCCTTGTCCCTAACGCCAACAACCTGCGGAATGCCTTTGTCAACCCCGTGGAGCTTGAAAGCAACGCCCCACCTGAGAGCAACGTAGTTTAGGAAGCGTTCATCCAGGCCAGGTGAGGGCAGCAGCTTGGTGGTGCAGTCAGCGCCAATGGTGTCAGCAACACTGTTCCAGACCACTTCAGTGCGAACGTTCATAACTTCCGCGACAGCCGTGAGAGCGCAGGTGACCGGTATAGTGGGGCCCGCTATGCCAGGAACGATCTTGAGGTTGGGGTGGTACGGGGCGTGGACGAGCTTTGAGGCCAAACCGAAAAGAGTGAATGGGAAGACAGCCAGCTGCCCTGAAGCCCGGGGCCCAAGAGGGGGGGTTGGGGCGCAGACGTGGCAAGGAGCTCCCTCGGGTGTGCCCTTATCAGCCCAAAAGCCGAAGCCGGCCTGACAGTGCACCCAAGCCATGTCCTCAATGGAACGGTCGTCGGCAGCAGCATGATCGGGGCAGGGACAGGTCTTGTGTGCGGCGGTGAAGCTAGTGAACTCGACCGCTGGTTGGGCTGTGGTTGCCTCAAGGACCTGAACGCCGTTGTGGACCTTCAACTGCACCGGCTCCACCGTGGGTTCTCCATTGTGGCCTGGCTCGCACGGCGAATCTTGGAAGTCTTGGGGATGTTTCGGGGCCACTGGGGTGGGCAGCTTGACGACCACATCTTCCTCCTCACCCAAACTCTCCAAGAGAGCGAACCTGTTTGATAAACAGAGGGTTGGTGCATTTGGGGCAGGGGGCGTGGTTTTTGCGGGAGCCGGTACATTGGAACGAAGCCTTACAACACTGGAAATCGTGGAAGGAGTCAGTTCCACGGCACTTACCGAGTCCAGAGGTCCTAGTTCGTCTGCGTCCTGGGCAGAAAGCCAGTTCTGAACTTTGGTGTTCAGAGCAAGCACGGGGACGGCGTTGGCTTGGACTTCATTTTGAGGAAGTCGTTCCAAGGTCAACACCTCGGGGCAGTGACACTGACCAGTGGGGTAGGCGCGGCAGCGAGGGCAAAGGGGGGTCTCGAGCTTGGTGCTCTTGCAAGCTCCGGGCTCACAATGAAGGGGGCAGTGCAAGCAAATTTCGTCACCCTCTACGTCTTGCCGCTCAACTTTATCAAAAAGAGCCGCGGCGTACTTTACAGACTCAGGTCTGGTGAAGCACACTTGGGAGACGCGAGGGAAGCTCCAGGAAACGTGGTTGTCGAGCACTTCGTCCAGCAAGTACTGAATTTGTGCGTTCTTGAAGCTCATCCACACCAATGTTGCAGAATGGCCCATTTTCAAAGTGAACCAGATCAAGGAGACAGTGGGAAAGATGGTGGCAAGGAGCGTGGAACCGATGGCGTAAAGAATGTCAAGTTCAGTGTCGGCGGTGGCTAACTGGAGGCCTGCGTGGTACACCTTGGCAGGAATGGTGCACCATTTTGGCAGCAGAAAGCACATGATGTGCCAAGCGGCTTCACAGACCAGGTCCAAGGGCTTTGTGGGCTCATTCAAGCGCAGCTTGACGATCCAGGGCTTTAAATAAGAAGCAACGGTCACACTAGTGAAGTCGCTGAAAGCGGGTAAAGCAAGGCCGGTGGAAGTTGCTACGTCGACTGACATGCGTAGGATTTCCCAGGTTGCGTCATCGATTTGGTCAAATCGTTCTGCGGTCATCTGGGCCTTGATCTTTGAAACCACATCCTTTTCGTCCCTCTTGGCCAAGCCTCTTTTGTACCAGAAGGCTTTGGAGTACGCCTCGCTCGGCACGAGAACATCACCACGAGTAGTGTTCTTCTTTTTGAGGGGAAGAACCCAGGGTTGTGGAATCATGATGAGCGAAGGGGAATTGACATGGTAAAGCGACATTGGCACGCTTGCAGGTTCGTCAGTGCAGGCGATTAAGCAGTGGGCCATAAAGGCCACAACTGGCTCACTGTAGAACTTCACCTTGGCCTCTGCAAAGATGGCCACGCGACTGCCAGGATTCAACCATTTGTGGGCTGAGCGGGGTTGGATGTAAGCACCAGCGTCATCACCTTCCGGAGTGTACTTGCACTCCGTTGAGCTCAAGTATTCCCATCGGTAGAAGTGTGGGTATGCGCTGCTCTGACCTTTGGAACTCTCAGGAGGTATGATGCTCCCAAGGTAAATCCGCTTCAAGGTTGGGTACTTCACGCGGACCATGGCTACAAAAAGTTCCGAGGTGTAGTGGCCTGAGTCCCAAAAGAGGGCTTGCTCGCAATCGATTGTGGCCGGCCAAGAGCTTTCCCGGTATCTTCCCCAGTCTTTTATTGTCAGACGTTCGTTGATGAGAGTGGTGAAGTGGGGGTGCAAGCTTTGAAGCTTGCGAAACTTGGCGTCCTTGGCGAAGAAAACGGCGGTAGGGACCTTCGGCATGCAGTTGGGGTAGACAGTGTAGTAGAGATGATCCTCCACATACTTATGTCCACCGTGATCGTGCTCTCGGATCCGGTTGCTCGCTATCGGGATGCCTTTGCCAGAGAGGAGGGTGGCGACGTTGTCCGAGCATTTCCATTGACCAGTTTGGACGTCTCTCTCGAGCTGGTCCAAAACGGGAGCCACCAAAGCCTGAGTGACCGCATCATAATGGATCGTGCTCTTCAGCTGGTCCATTGTGGTGCGGAGTGTGCCGGAGACCGGGAACCTGGGGTTGTAAACCTCGGTATCAGCGAGGTCAGACACCTTAATCTCCTTTGAGTACGTCATATTCATGACGTCATCTGAGGAGCCCCTGTAGCCGGGAACCTGACCAATGAGCAGGGGGCGAACCGACAAATGATGAGAACCGTTGAACCGACTGTAATGGATCTTGACGTGGCCCATGGTCTTGTACATGGTCGTCAAAGCTGCGAGAGAGGGGTAACCTCCAAACCGGTGAACGAGGGCAGGACGCCACTCGTGAGGGAAGGGAGCCAGGTAACATTTGCCGTTGCGCTCGTGGTTGATAGCGCGATTGTACCGTTTGTTTGCGCGTTTAATGCGCAAAATCTGTTCCTTCTCAGCAGTGGTCCACTGAGAACACGGGATGACCGGGGAGGACGCACCTTTGACCTTGTAGCTCATTGCGTCGTAGAGCCATTTTTCTCTTTTCAATCCAGCCTTGCGGGCCTGACGGATTCGGCAGAGAATGCCGGTGTTGCACAGTTCAGCGGGGAACGCTCCTTCCTTGTGCGAGAAAGGGTTCCTAGATCCGGGGGGAACTGGGGGGGTG